AGTCGTGCATCTATTCAAAGCAAGTCTGGAGCAAATCCAACATTCTTTTCTAATGATGGCACGGGCATTTCGTATCGCTCTTTAGTAACGGCTCTCGATGATAAATTAATTGTGAATCAAACATCAGTCATTAGGGCTGGGGGAACTGCCCAAATTTCTAGCAATACTGCTAGCCAAATCAAATACTTCCCACACTCATTTACAGCGACAGATTTGTTAGTTCAGACAGATGCTCAGGCATTAGATATTGCCCGTGCTTATACCGCAAGCAGAGCAGAAACCACGCTAAGAGTGGACTCACTCAGCCTTGATCTAAATACAGATAACTATGCGGCAGGCACAACAGCCGCTTTAACACTAGATTTCTTTGACACAATTCGTGTCAAGAACGTAGGGCAAGATGGCACAGTTATTGACAAAACCTTACAATGCATGGGAGTTAGCCACGAAATTTCACCCTCGACATGGCTGACTACCCTCACAACAAGTGAGCCAATAATTGACAGTTTCATCATAGGCAGTTCTTTATACGGTATAATCGGCACGTCAGTAATGACATATTAAGGGGTAATAAATGGCAACTTTTCCAGCAGCAACCGGTGATGTTCTCTCAGCCGCAATGTATAACGGGCTAGTGACTTTTGAAGTCAGTGCTGATCAGACCGCTGATTATACAGCAGTTCTTAATGACAGTTATCAGGATTTAATTATGATGAACAAAGCAACCGCGGTTGCGTTCAAACTCCCTACCAATGCCTCAGCAGCCATCCCTGTTGGATCAGTCATTACAGTATTAAACAAAGGTGCTGGCACAGTAACAATTAGCGCAGTAACTCCTGGCACTACCACAGTTTTATCTGCTGGAGCAACTGCCGCATCTCCTACTCTTGGACAATACAAATCTGCTGCCTGTATTAAAACTGCAACAGATACTTGGTATGTCGTAGGTGCTATTGCATAATGATTGCTAACACCGTAGCAGGAATTCACGATGCTCCCTTGCCGGCTTTGGCAATCAACTTTCTAGTTGTTGCAGGTGGCGGCGGAGCATCTCAACAAGCCAATGGCGGTTCGTGGGGTGGCGGCGGAGCGGGTGGTGTTAGATGCACATTTGACAACACGGGCGGTGGTGGAAGTTTAGAAAGTGTTTTAACTCTTGCAAAAGGAACTAATTACACAGTAACAATTGGCGCCGGTGGTTCAGGTGGTAATTCAACACCAACTGCCGGTGCAAATTCTGTATTTTCAACAATTACTTCAACAGGCGGCGGTCAAGGACAATATAGCACCGCTGGCGGGACAGGTGGTTCTGGCGGTGGTGGTGGTGGTGTTGGTTCATCCGCTGGCGGCACAAGAACAGCAAGTCCAGTTCAAGGAAATAATGGCGGCGCGGGTTCTACTGATGGTTTAACTTATGCACACGGCGGTGGTGGTGGTGGTGGAAGCGTATCTCCTTCTGCTGCAACATCCGCTGGCGGTGGCAATGGTGGCGATGGAACTACAACAACAATCACAGGCTCATCAGTAGTTTATGGTGGCGGAGGTGGTGGAGGTGGACAACAAAGTATTGGTAAAACAGCAGGAACAGGCGGCACAGGTGGTGGCGGAGCAGGTGGTATTGACGTGCCTTCAACAGCAGGCGTAAGCGGAACTGCAAATACAGGTGGCGGAGGTGGTGGTGGTGCGGCTGGTAGTGGTTCTCCAGCAGGAGGCGGCGCAGGAGGTTCTGGAATTGTTATTTTGCGTTATCCAACTGCTGCGGGAACAATTACAATCGGTGCTGGATTAACAGGATCGACAGCCACAGTAGGTTCTAATAAAGTTACAACGATAACTGCTGGCACAGGAAATGTGAGTTGGTCATAATGGCACATTACGCATTTTTAGATGAGAACAACATTGTCACTGAAGTGATTGTCGGCATAGATGAATCAGAACTAATTGAAGGTTTAGATACTGAAACTTGGTATGGGAACTTTCGCGGTCAAGTCTGCAAGCGAACCTCATACAACAGCAAGATTCGCAAGAACTTTGCTGGCGTGTCGTATTTATACGATGAAAGCCGTGATGCTTTTATTGCCCCAGAACCAGATGATGCTCTTGGGTTTAATGAGGAAACTTGCCAATGGATTACCCCACCAAAGGACATTAGTGAAACCGCATCTTTGTAAAGCCGGTGTTCAACTCCGTGAGCAAATAGATGATTCCTATCCAGAACGAGATCGTAGTAGTGATGGCTGGATCGGTGACGCAAAACATCAATCGAGCAAGTCGGATCACAATCCTGATTTGGCTAATAACTCAATCGTTCGTGCCGTTGATATTGACTCAGACCTATCATCCCACAAAAGCGAATCATTATATTTGGCAGATCAGATACGGCTCTATGCAAAACGTGAGAAAAAGAAAAGGATTGCATACGTCATCCATAACCACAAAATTGCATCACCCATCCTCAATTGGCGTTGGAGAAAATACAGCGGATCAAATCCGCACACCTCTCACATTCATATCTCATTTACGCCAAAAGGCGATGCTGATGGTTCTTTTTTTGAAATACCGCTACTAGGGGGAAAACAATGAAAAATCCTATGTTCCTAATGTCAGGTGCGTTTCTTTCAGCATGGGCTGCAAGCAACTTTTCACTTGATTATCGTGCCATTCTCTGGGCAATACTTGCCGGAGTATTTGGATATGCGACCCCTAAGAAATGACAATCTCTAGCGCAAACTACACAATAACAACCACACGCTCAATAGTTGTAGCAGATGACCAGGCTGCTGAGGAAGTTCACTTTCATTCATCATCAGGCACACTTTATTTAGGTGGTGCAGATGTAACTGTTGCTAACGGCTATCGCATGGATAGCGGTGATAAGACCGTAATCCAAAATCATGGCAATCCAATTTATGCCATTACTTCATCAGGCACGTCAAACCTCTCAACACTGGTAATTCAAAAGTGAACCAACAGGACTTCTTAACTCTTTATGTCGCCACTGTTTCAGTCATAGGTGGCTTATCAGGCTATGTCATTACTCATTTACTGGGTGAAATTAAGCGCCTAAACTCGCGTGTCGATGAGATTTACAACATACTCTTAGAGCGATAATTTAATCATGGCTCGCAGAAAAGTTATTGATGTGACTGATTACTCAGCACTTGATCAATACTGTATTGGCTTAAATGAGTATTACAAGAGCCTTAGACGCAGTGGTTTTAGCGTAGATCATGCGCTTTATTTGATAACTGCTCCACAAACATATCCTGCAACAATACTACCCACGCCCAATTGGTTACCGGATCAGCCCGGCTATTACGAGGATGACGAGGACTAAACCTTGAAACGCATAGTCGTAGTGAGTGACCTTCAAGTTCCTTATTTCGACCCTAAAGCGGTAAAGAACGTGGCTAAATTTATTGCCAAATGGAAGCCCGATCAAGTCCTTTGTGTTGGTGACGAACTAGATATGCCGCAACTTGGTAAGTTCAACATTGGCAGAGGCGCGGAATACTTTGAGGACTTAGGCAAAGATCGTGATACTTGCGTTGAAATCCTTTATGATCTAAAAGTTGATGTCCTAGTTAGATCAAACCATCAACAGCGATTATACAATTCAATCGCAAGCAGACTGCCCAGCCTGCTTAAACTGCCTGAACTAGAGTATGAAAAGTTTCTCAGGTTAGATGAATTGGGCATTTACTTTTCTAAAGAACCCTACGCCATCACAAAGAACACAATCATGGTGCATGGGGATGAGCAAGCCTACAAACCACAAGGCGGTTTAACAGCCCTAGAAGCCGCTAGAAGGCATGGAAAGAACGTGGTATGTGGTCATACCCACAGGCAGGGCTATTCAGCCTTTACAGAGGCATCTGGGGGCGTTTTAGGGCGCACTGTGTGGGGCTTTGAGGTTGGTAATTTAGTGAATGAACGCTCATCAGGCATGAGATACATGAAGGGCGTTATGAACTGGCAGAAAGGTTTTGGCATCCTGTATGTGGATGGCGATAAAGTAAGCCCAGTTCCAATTCCTATTGAGCGTGATGGATCATTTGTTGTTGAAGGAAAACGATATGGTTGAGCCGGCTTGTGGTGAGGAATGGCTAGGGGATGTGGATAACTTTGTTATCAAATCGTTATACAAATATCGTTGAATTGGCTTGATTAGGCTCATTTAGTATGCGACCCTAAAGGTGTTGGTGAAACCGAGTAATCAACATTAAGGGCTAAAAATGGACATCACAGCACAAGATTTCGAACATTTATTTGATGCCGCAATGGAATGGCATCTAAACACATGGTCAGAGCAGACCAACCGATTTGACTTTGATGATATGCCACAAACAGGTTTCATTTACTGGGTTCAGGAATATCCTAATTTGATGCTTTGCCGTGAATTTTTGGCAAAGCGTGGATACACATACACAGCATCATTTGATGAAGCCACTGATCAATGGGCATTTATATCGAATTACAACTTTGACTCAGCAAGAGTGAGCGCATAATGGAAATTACATATTTTGAACTAGCAGGCTTGTTAGCCATGACTCCATTCTTAATTTACATCTCATACTGGAAAGGCTGGAAACAGGGAAAGCGCGAGGGCTATCATGCTGGTCGCGCAATAAGCCGTATTCCTATGGATAAGAGTAAATGAAACGCGATGAAATCCTGCGACAATCACA